TGGCGGGTGTTTACTTTTGTTTTTGTTTGCCTGCTTGCTGGCCTCCTGGACTGAATTCCAGGCCGTCCAGCAGTTGAACACATTTTTAATGTGATGCAGGCCAACCACCCCAGGCCCTCCCCTCCCTTAGTTGCATTAATAGTTGCAAATATATAAAAATCTACTTTTTATAGAGGATTTCCAGGGGGGCAATGGGGAAAAGTAGCCGAATCAGTATCGATAACCCCCCTTAATCGTGAGACCCAAAAAGGGGTTATTACGAAAGAGGCTTATCGAGGTAAGCTGAAAGAATATTGGTAGAGAAGGTATGTAAGGTTAAAGGTTATTTGAAGTAAGTTCTCTGTAAGATTCTTGCCTAAGGAATCTCCTTAACGTCTCTAATCTAGGCATGGTTTGCTAAAATGGCAAGTGTTGTTTTACACAAGTGTAAATATGAAAGGATACAAGACAATGGAAACTGAATTAGCAGAGTTTCGCATTAACTATGGGAAAGAGGAGAAAGATTTAACACCAAAAGAGAGGTATAGCTATAAGAGAAGCATGAGAAGGATAAGAGCAAAGTATGGAATAACGGATGGATTAAGAGCAGATAGAGAACAATTTAAAGAATATTTACGGAAGCGTAGAGAAGAGGATGCAAAACAGCGTCCAGGACGTTACTTTAGTAGATAGATACCTGTAACACTCTTATGGCCTACGGAAAACCAAAGAAAGTAAAGCCTTTAAAGAAAGTAAAAGGAGGTAAGAAGTAATGCCGAAAACAAAATATTCGGCAAAGCAAAGAAAGCTTGCAGCTACAGCAGCACCTAAAGACAAGATTACAGGTGCAGATCTTAAAAAATTACGTTCTAAGAGGAAGAAAAAGTAATGGCTAAACGAGGACTTTATGCAAACATCCATGCAAAAAGAAAAAGGATTAAGGCTGGCTCTGGAGAAAAGATGAGAAAGCCTGGAAGTAAGGGAGCACCTACTGCTGCAAACTTTAAAAGAGCTGCAAAAACCGCTAAAAAGCGGTAATGTTTACATAACCCTTGTAGCTTGCTGCTTGGTCGTGGTCAGCGGGGGTTCTTCAAAGCCCCTTATTGCCTATGAGGGGTTTTGTTGTATTTAATTTATTAAAGATTATGCCTTATTTAACAAACAATCAACGTCTTGATCTTGGTTTAGAAGGAGCATGCGTTGTTAAGGATACTACCCTTAAAGCAAAAAAGCCTGCTAATTATTATGTACAGGATGCACCAGTAGCAGAAGAAAAGAAAAAGGAAGAAAAAAAGAGTAAATAATGCAAGAACTATGGGAACCACTTCCTAAAGTTTTAAGAGATAGCTTTCCTAATTTCACTTGTTATCTATTAAGGGAATTAGGATTAGCTAATACACCTACTCGACAACAGTTAAAAGTTTGTGAATGGATGCAAAATGGGCCTGATAAAAGCCTAACTGTTGCATTTCGTGGGTTAGGTAAATCAATTCTTGCGTCTTTTTATGCGTTATGGCGATTAAGAGTTGATCCGAATGAAAAAATTCTTGTTGTCTCAGCTACTGCTGTAAAAGCTACTGACTTTTCTGCTTTTATGTTGAGATGTATTGGTGAAATAGATATTCTTAACTGTCTCATGCCAGGTAATACCGATAGATTTAGTAATGTAGCTTTTGATGTCGCTCCAGGATCTAAAGAACAGTCACCGTCGGTAAGATCAATGGGTATTATGGGGCAAACCACAGGTCAGCGTTGTACTTGTGCAATACTCGATGACGTTGAAACTTTAGCTAATGTCATAACACAGTTAAAACAGGAAAGAGTTGCACATGCTGTTGAAGAAATACAGTCAATAATTAAACCTGAAGAAGGACAATTATTACCTCGTAAGATTTTATATCTTGGTACACCTCATACAGAGACAAGTATATATTTACGTCTTGTGAGAGAAAGGAATTATTCTGCACGTTACTGGCCTGCGTTGTATCCGAAGGAGTTGGATTGCTACGAGGGCAACCTCGATCCTACGATCCAGGAGGAGGTCATCTCTAACCCCAGCCTCGTGCATGAGCCTACAGATCCAGAACGGTTTGGTCATGAAGATATTCTCCAGAGAAAAGCCTCTATGACTAAGGCTTCTTTTGAATTGCAGTTCATGCTTAATACCAGACTAGCTAACTTAGATAGATTTCCAATACGTCTTGGTGATCTTATGGTTATGGATATAGACGGTACGGCTTTACCTGAAACTGTAGTTTGGTCTAATCAACCTGATCAACGATTACAAGATTTAGTTTGTGTTGGTATGGGTTCTGACAGGTTTTATCACAAGCCTATATTTCAAAATGGCTGGGTATCAAAACAGGAAGCATGGAGATGTGTGTTAGCAATAGATCCCGCAGGTCGAGGTCAGGATGAATTGGCTTGGGCTGTTGTCGCTGAGTTAAACGGTAATATGTTTCTTTTAGAATCAGGTGGCTCTACTCTTGGCTATGCAGATGAAGTTTTAAAATTTTTAGCTGATGTCGCACATAAATGGGATGTAAATTATGTAATTGCTGAATCTAATATGGGTGACGGTATGTTTTCTGCATTGCTTAAACCGCATTTATTAAGAACCCATCCTGTAACTATTGAAGAAGTTAGGCATAACATTAGAAAAGAGCATAGACTTTGTGATGTATTAGGCCCATTGATACAACAGCATAGATTAGTTGTTACAAGTAAAGTTATAAGAAATGATTACAGGTTACATGACGATGATCCTGAACATGGTTACTCCAGGAGTTTATTTTTTCAGGCTAGTCGGCTTACCGCAGAAAGAGGATGCTTAAGTTTTGACGATAGATTAGATGCTTTAGCTATTGCATGTGGATTTTTTGTCGAATCTGCTGCACAAGATCAAATTTTGGCACAAAAAGCTAGAACTGATGAATTAGCAGAAGCAGAATTAGATGCTTGGATGGATGAAACAGTAGGATCTATTGATGCAATATGTATGGGTTGGACGAGAAAACCTGTTACAGGTAAATCTTATGGCGGTGTTAAGAGGCTGACGGTGGGACAGTAAGAGGTACTACTTTATCTGCAAGGCTAGAAAAATCTAATTTATTTTTTAATTTTTTCAAAGTACTGCCTTCTGCTGCGGTAGCAGTTACATTATTTTGCTTTAAAAGCTGCATTGCTTCTTGTCTTGCTTTACGATCTCCGTCTCTTAAATCTTCTAGTACTTGTTCTGCTACTAATTCGTGCATTTCTGCGTAAAGTTCTGATAATTCAGCCATTTTGTTTACATATATGCAATATATTATTTATATTATGCCAAAAGGTTACATATTTCATGTAAAAAGGGTAATCTAAAGAGTATTACACCTCTGTAATGTCTTATTTTCCAACTATTGATAAGAAATTACTTGCTGTTTTAGCAGAAAAGTTTCCAGATAAGTCACCAAGCCTTGATCTGAGTGACAAAGAGGTGTGGTTTAGAGCTGGTCAAGCATCTGTTGTTAGGTATTTGATAGCTCAACATGAAGCCCAAGAACAAAATCCTTTAAATTTGGAGGTTATCTGATGTGTTTTGGTGGTGGTAGTCCAGGAACAATCACAAAACCAGACTATAACGCTTATGACAAGCAGTTTGATTTGCAAAAAGAAGCAATTCAAGCACAGATGAATAATGAAACTATGTTGATACAAAATCAATTAACAGCTTCATTACGAGAAAAACAAGATGTCTTGCAAGCGTTAAATACACAAAAACAGATAACAGCTAACAATGTTGATCGTCAGGTAAGGCAATTAATGGCTTTAGCTGGCCCTCCACCTCCAGAAAAAAGTGCAGAACCACCAAAAATAGGTGCTGATGCTAGAGGAATTAAAGGAAAAGGTAGAAGTGGTTTGCGAATACGCAGAAAAACAGCTACAAAACAAGGTTCTGGCTCTGGTCTAAACCTCACTTACAACACTTAGGAGTTTAATTATGTGTTTTGGTACACCGCAAGCCCCAAATATTGTTTATAAAGGGCCAAGTGATGAAGAAATTGCAGCAAACCAGGCTTCTTTAGATGCTTTTAAAGATCAAATGACAATGCAGCAACAAACTTTTCAAACACAGTTGCAAAGTCAAATTGATGCTGCTAATGCTCAAACAGCACAGCTTCAGGAACAGCTTGGAAATGAACAAGCTGCTGCCGCTGCTGCCGCTGCTGCTCAACAAACCTCTACCTACGCTACAACTACTCAGCAGGCAGATTTACCAACAAATGCACAAACTACTGCTGCAAAATCTAAGAAA